CAGGACGTCACAGGACGTCATCGGGGTTCCGGCCCCGGTCCCCGTTTTGACCGTCCATAGCAGGGTTGCCACGTCCTGGCCCAACACGTACAGGGACGCCCGGGCCGCCGGGTCCTCGAACACCAACAACTGCGAATTAGCGGCCGGGTTGTAGGACGACCACAGGACGAACCCGGTGGACACGGCCAAGTCCTGTAACAACGACGCCGCCGATTGGCGGTCGACGTCCATCCGGGACACCGTCAGATTGGCTTGCGGGGCCGGGATACCGGCCAGCACAACGGCCGGGTCCAACCCGACGGCCGTCACGATGCGTTGCGCGCGTTGCCACATCTGTTCGGCGGGCCACGGTTCGGACCCGACGAACCGGTTCGCCAGGTCGGCCAACTGGTCGGCGGCCACGACCTCACACACGGCGGCGTCGGCGTCGTCGTCGTACGCCGCGTCGAGGTCGGTCACCCGGCCCGCAAACACGACGTACCGGATACCGTCGAGGGCGGCGTACACGACCACCGTCGAACCCAACCGGACCGTGTCATCGAACCGGACGGCCCCGCCCGGCGGGTCGGCAATGCTGAACGAACAGGTCGAGGGTTCCGGTTGGTCAATGGTGTTCGACCGGCCCCACGTGACCCGTAGGCCGGTCATGGCGAACGGGTCCGTCGAGACCTCCGCCGGTTGCCCGTCGGCGTACCGGACGCCGTCAATCCACAGTTCACACGTGACCGGTAACGCCGTCATACTCGGACCGCCCCAACCCGCCGGTCCTGCGACACCAACAACGACCGAATCTGCCGGGCCACCGCCACCGGGTCGAGGGCCCCGGTCACGTTGATGGTTGTCCCGGACCCGCCCCGGCCGCCGCCCATGGCGAACGACCCGACACCCCGGGCGGCCAGCGACGGGCCGTCGGCCGCCGCCACCCACGACCGGGCCCCGGTCACCGGCGGGGCCGCCGCCGACGTCGAGAACAACCCGCCGATGAACGGAATTTTGGACACCAATTGACCGGCCCAACTGATAGCCGACTTGATGCCGGATACCACCCAATCAACCGCCTTTTTGACGGCGTTAATCGGGGCCATGATGGCGTCGATAGCCGACGTGGCCGCCGACTTAATGGCGTTCCACACCCCGGTCGCAATGTTCTTAATCGTCTCCCACGCCGTGTTCACGGCCCGGACGAACGCGTCGAACACCGATTTCACGCCGTTGATGACTGTCTCGATAGCGGACTTAATGCCGTTCCACACGGTCGCGGCGGCCGACTTAATCCCGTCCCATATCCCGCCCAACCATGACCCGAACGCCGACCACGCCCCCTTTAGCCAATCGAGGACGGTCGACGCCGTGTCCTTAATCCACGTCCACGCCGCCTCGGCCGCCGCAACGATGATGTCCCAACACTTGACGGCCGCCGCCGACACGGTGTCCCAATTTTTGACCAACAAAACAACGATGGCGATGACGGCGGCAATGGCCGCGATGATCAACGTAATCGGGGACGTCAGCACGGCCATGGCAACCCCGAACGCGGTTGTTGCCACGGCCCCCAAACCGGCGGCGGCGGACCATATCCCGGTCACGGCGGCGGCCACCGTCTGCACCGCCGAATAGACCGCTAGGGCCGCGTTGACGGCCAGGACGGCCACCGCAAGTCCGCCGATGACACCGACAATGACGGTGACCAGGGTCGTGTTCTCTTTCAGCCACGTTGCCACCGACCCGAACGCGGTTGCCAGGGCCGTGACCACGGGTAGCAACGCTTCCCCCATGGCCGACTTGGCGTTCTCGAATTGGGCGTTGGCGATTTGTTGGGACCCGGCGGCCGAGTCCGCTTCCCGGGCGAACGCCCCGTTAGCGGCCCCCGCCTGTTCGGTCGCCAGGGCCATGATGGCCGACGCCCGGGCCGCATCTTTCGCCGTGCCGGTGAGTTTGTCGGTCCCGTCGGCGGCCATCTTGGCCGCCACCGCCGACTCTTTAAGGTTGAGCCCCAACGCCTCGGCCGGGTCCGCTTCACCCTTTAGGGCCGACGTCAGGGCGTTGACGGCGTCCTCGGTCGTGCCGCCCATGGTGGCGGCCAGGTCGGCCCCGAGGGTGATCAACTCCCCCGTCGACTTGGCCGCCTCATCTTGGGACAGGCCAAGTGATTTCATCGTGGCCCCGGCCACCGACGCCAGTTCACCGTAGGACGACGTCGACAACCCGACCGACTCGGCCCCGGCCGCCGCCCACTCCTTCACCTGTGCGGCGGAGGACCCGAACACGGTGTCGACGGCCCCCATGGCCTGCTCGGTGGCCGACGCCGCGTCGGCGGCAACCTTCCCGATGGCCCCGATAGCGGCCACCACCCCGGCGGCCGGGGCGGCCATCGACGCCATTCCCGACTTGAACTTGTCGAACCGGGACGCCGTCTGGTCGATTTCCCGGGCCCCGCCGGACGAATTGACCTCGATGTCTATCTCGATGCGCGGCACGGGTTCACCTCCGTTTGATCCGTTCGGCGTTCTCGGTCAGGACGTCAATCACGGTGGCAATGACCTCATCGGACTCATCCCACCACACGGCCGGGGCCGTCCCGGTCGCCACCGCGATTTCAACGATCAGTCGGTGTCGGGTTCCGGGTCGGTAGGGTCCACGGCCGGTCCGGGGCCCGCCCCGTCGGGATTCTTCACGTCCAGACACTCGGTCGTCGAGAACAGTTCCCACGTCACCGACGGCGGGATATGACCCTCCCGCAACCCGGCCGACCACGCCAGGAACGTCAGCCACGTGACCGGGGATTGTTGCGGCCCCGGCCATTTGTATTTAGCGGCCGTCCGTTCGTACCGGAGCAGGTCCGGGTTCATTGTCTGCGCTTCCCACTCGGCCCCGTCGGCCATGAGGACCCGGACCCGAGGGTTATTAAATGACGCTTTACTCATTACGCCCCTTTAACTTGACGGACCGATTTATCGACCGACTGTTCGTATTCGTTGACAACCGCCCGTTCTTTCGATTCGGCCGCTTTCCGCATGTAATGGGAGCCGGTGATATGTCGGCGGCGTGACCCGTATTCGTGGACCGCCGGATACGGGGACACAATCCCGACACCGGCCGTGACAGTCGCCCCGGTCCGGGTCGACTTGGCCTCGATGGAACCCCGCAAACGCCCGGTCCGGCGCGGGGCGTAGCCCTGCGCCGAACCGACCAGGATGTCGGCGGCGGCGGCCGACGTGTCGGCCAGGTCGTCGAGGTCGTCGGCCAGGTTGCCCATGGTCCGCTGGAGATTGTCGAGTCCTCTCACCCGGACGTGTTCTGTCACGGTGACGTATCGGCCATGGTTTTACGCCGCCGGGGAGCCGGTGTGGCGTCGCCAATCTCGGCCGCCTCGACGCCGACGTCCTCGACGACCGGGGCCGTCGGTGAGTACACCGGTTCACCGACCAACGGCCAGCTAATGTCCGAGGTCAGGTCCTCCCCGTACTCGTCGGCGCCAAACGTCATCGGCACCAGGGTGACAACCCCGGTTGCCGTGACGGCGGCCGTGTTGTTCGGGGTGAACACAAACGGGACGTCGGTCCCGTACGCGGTTTGGGTGAGCATAAACAACCCGTCCGGGTCCTCGGGGTCAATATCGAGATTGCCGGTCATCTCCCACGTGAATTTCCGGGACCCGGCCCGTTGAGTTCCGCAGAGTTTCCACGTCGGGTCCCCGAAATCGGCGGTCGCCTCGATTTTGAGACCATTTACTAGACACGACGCGTCAACCGCCGTCGCTGTTTCCCCGATTTTGAGCACGCCGGGGCCGAATACCGTCATGGGCTAATCCTCTCGGTAAATGTCAATTCGTACGCGGGCAGCGGGGCGGCCCCGCCGGGGACAATAAGGTCGATCGGGCGGCCGTTCGTGACCCGGCCGCCTAGGGCATCTTGGACGGCCGCCACTAGGTCCCCGAGGGCCGCCAGGGACGCCCGGCGGCCGGTGTCGGTGACCACGGCCGACAGGGTCCACGCGGCGTCCCAATAGCCCTTCCCGAACCGGTACGTCAGGGCCGGGGGAGCCACGAACACGGCCGGGGTGTTCAGTTCCCGTTCGTCGACGGTGGCCCGGATACCGGCCGTCTGTAGGGCCGCCACGATGGCGGCGGCGGCGGCGTCGAGGTCCATTTACCCGACCCCCGGCAACCGGTACCGGCCACGCCGGAGGAACCGGTCGAGGTCCGGGTCGTACGCCGCCACATACGTGACACTTTCGCCGAATGATTCGATACCGGCCGGTGAGTTCCGGCGGCGGACCAACCGGGCGGCCAACATCACGCCGCCCCGGTACGCGTCGGGGAAATCGGCCGGGGTCGACGGCGGGATACACGCGTCGGGCCGGGCCCGGCAAACCTCGGGTTCGGTGGCGTTGATGCAATCGGTGATGAGGACGTCGTCCGTGGTGTCGGTGTTGTCCAACGCCAATTGTCGTTTGACGTCCGCCAACATCAGCCACCCGACCGGGTACGCCGGGGCCGGGATGGTCACGGCAACGGGGTCCCGACGGTGACGTCGACGACGCCTCGGGAGTCGTTGACCAGGACGGCGTCGAACCCGAACACGCCGATATCGACGCCGCCGTTCGGCAGGTTCACCGCTTGCACCCGGAACGGGTTGCCGCGTGGTTCGTAATGAGTGACGGCCCGCCGGTCCCCGCCCAGCATGTGACCGTCGGCCAGCTCGGGGTCGACGAACAACCGGAGGTCGGCGGCGGCGGCCGTCCCGTCGGTCAGGTTGACCGACCCGGACGACGTCGAGTTCAGCCACCACGGGGCATCCGCCGCCGACAACGACAGGTACTCGCCCCACAGGTCGGCGGCAATGGCGATAAACGACGGGCGGGCCCCGGACCCGGCCAGGGCCCCGGCAATGGCGTTGAGCCCACCAACGAAATCGTCGGCCACGGCCGGGGTGGCGGCGGCCGCGATTTCGGCGGACAGGAACGCTTCCTGTTTGAGCGCGTAATCCTGCGCCGCCGCCTGCAAGATGGCCGTCAACAGCGACCCGTCCCCGAGGTAGACAAAAATGTTGTCGACGTCCCACCCGCCCGCGTGCCGGGTGGCGTCCGCCTCGGCCGGGCCG